GTGCAAGTATGAACTCCGCTACTTAAACTCGTCATACCGAGAGATCCTGCTGTACCTCCGCTTCCTATTGTTGTTTGTCCTCCAAGATGAGGTAATGCAGAGATACCTGATGATGGTGTTATAGCAGATGGTGTGGCATCTCCCATCGTTACTGATTCTGTAAGAGAAAAAGCTGATCCTGCACTTGTAATTGCTTTGTCAGTTTGAATCAAAGCTGGAACTCCATCCGTCAACGATCCAACATTCAAGCCACCGATAGCTCCAGAGGTTGTAGATCCTCCAGAAGTCACAGATGGAGTAATATTATTACCCGACAATGAATAAGTCGTACCAAGTTTATTTGTAACGCTATATGGCATATCTACAGTGATCTGTGCAGATGTTGTGAACTTTTGAGTTATGTCTGCGTAAGAAGCAGGACTAAAAGCCAAAAGTAAAAGTGGAATTAATTTTTTCATTTTTTGTCCTCTTTTTTGTCAACAACTTCAGCCCCCTCTATACGAAGAGGTGTTTCAACCTTAATCCATTGAAAATTACTTTGTTGTGTAGCTAGTAACTGTTCTACTTCTTTCTTGTTCAATGGCTTTTCGTCAGGCTTATATGTTCCATCACCACGTTTCTTAGCACCCTCCAATCCGAAACTGGCAAGTGCCCCCGTTAGGAGCGAAGCAGGAAAAGTTATATCTTTTGGTTCGGTACTATAACCTGGGATCGTTATGTAATTAAGGGAAACTATGAAACCACTCCAGCCGACAACCACCAAACGAACCACAACTGAAATAAATGCAAGCTGTTCTTCCTTGTCCTCTATGGTTTCTTTCAGTTTTTTTAGTGGCCCTTTTTTAGTTTCTTCTGTCATAAGTTACATTTATTAGTCATACTAAGCATAATTATATATTAAGGCAATGTCTGAGATCTATCCTGTATTAATCGGAGTCGCAGCAACGG